TGTAAGTGTTTCCCGGGCTATTAGTAGTTGCATTTTCAATGTAATAAACTTGAATGGTCGGCGGGACAATAATCGTCACATTACCAGTCAAATATCCACTACTTACATACTTCTGAATGACGTTAGAGGCTTCAGAAGACGTAAGGGTATAAGTCCCAGAGCTAACAGTTTTGACCAACAAGCTAAAGTTAAACTGCGTGTTTCTACCAAGCCCTACAGAATAGAAAGAGTTACCAGAACAGGCAATAAAACAAGAATCACTAGGCTGCAAACCAACAGATGCAGAGCCGTTAAATTCATCAGACCCACTACAAGCAATCGTCAAAAGACCTGTTCCACTATTTCTTACTTGAGTAAACCAGTTATTTCCAAGCGTAGAGGCAGCATCAAGCGTAATAGTGCCAGCGCCACCAGTCCACACAAGAAGTCCACCACGATCAGTAGAAGTTAATGTTGCGTTACTAGATGTGGTGGTAACGGGCGAAGATTGATTAAGCGTAGTGTTTTGCGCGACCAATCCATATCCGGCAAGCGTCGCAGCATCTACGCTCGAAGTTCCTGCGCCAAATGCGATTCTTCCCCAAGTTCCCTGTTCATCACCATTGTCAGTGATGTAAATATACTCAGAATTGGCAGTAGCACTCGTTCCAATTGTAATGATGGTATTAGTCCCATCATAATCTTTGACCGTAAAAGAATAACTACCAACATTACGAATAAGAGCATCTTGCCCTACAGAAGCCTGATTAGCAGGCGGCATCCACAATTCTAGACCTGCTGAATTAGCAGAAACCTCCATAATCCTTGCTGCGTAAGTTTCAGTTCCATTACCGTCAAAAGGCCAGAAAAGCTGCGTATTCTCAGTGAGTGTAATCGACTCAAAAGAAACGTCAGTCGGCTGGATTACGTTTCCCGTAAACGGCGAGTTATAAGACATATTTACTCCTAGCTATCCATTGCAACCGCTTGACGATCCCCAGTGCGGAGAATGTCTTCTTGCTTGAGCGTGTTGATAATCAAATCGTATTGTTGCTGCCACATAGGTATGCGCTCATCGTTTTTAAGATAAGGCATTGCCTGCAAAAGTGACCCGTAAAGCAGTGCTTGCGGCGCATAAATCGTAAACCAGTTAGTCTGATTAGTTGAATCCAGCGGCTGGACTCGCTCGTAATAAAGAACCTCAAAAGAGTAATCCTGATCCGGAGTCGGGGCTACTAACCAGTGCGTGTAGTCATAATCCGAATAATATTTCGGCACATCCGTAGACGTAGAATCAGGCGCATATTCCCGCAGGTATTCATACTTTCGCAGGAAAATAGGCTGACGCTGACCATCTACCGTTACATTCATGGAAACAGTCTTGTGCCACCGCACAGGCTTATCCAGCACCGGATTACCAGTGGTCATCGTGCTTTCTGCAACCGTCAAATTACCCAAAAACTTGATCTGGCTGGCAATAACCTGCTCTGCCAACATGATGAAATTAGGAATCTGAGCAATAGTTTGCTCATCCGTCCGTTCAAGATATTGCTGGATATTCAACACCAGCGAATCGTAAGTCATTACAGAGGCAGTGGTCATTTAAATTCCTTTACTCCTAAATAAACCGCTCGCTCGTCATTACGGCGGTTAACAAGACCCCTGAAAACCTTACCTCCAGCCTTGTTATATCGCAAAAAGCCATCGGCAGCGCCTTCATAATCACCGCGATTATGCTTCATCCTGATACTGGAACTCTGTAAGCGGCCTAGACCAACATTAAACGCGAATGAAACAAGTGCGTCAAAACGGCCAGCAGTAAGGCCATCAGGACATAATCTGCATACCCCTGCTTCAAATCTTGCAAGGTCTTTCTTAAGCATTTCACGGACTTCCTCCATTGAAAAGGTCTTGTCCCATTCAGGCGGCAGGGTTTTACCAATCAGATGCCCAACACCTACAGTCCACAAGCCAATGCAATCCTGATAAGGCTTACACCGCACACCCTCGTGGTGCATCAGCATTGTCACGCTTTTATCGCGCATTCTCATTTTTTACCGAAAGCCTGAGTTCCAAACCAGAACGACACAATAGACGCCCATATGGTCTGGGTATCATCGTCCCAAAGGTTGTTGAGGGCCACATCAAAAGCAACACCGGTTTTCCATGCGTAGACAAAGCCGAATATCTCTACGAATGCAAACATGAAAAACATGCCGTAAGTGATCGCAGGGCGCACCATTGCACGAAGATTGATAACCCACTGGCTTGCACCCTGACCGATAGCTATGTCGTGCGCGTATAGCGCCTGCCGTTCCTGAAACGCAGTCTGGTTGTTGGATACATCTGCGTTGATCTGCACCTGCTCGGTCTGGATATGAGCAATCCGTTCTTCTACCTCAAGCCCCGCTTTCTTTAGCGCAAGTTCACGCTCAGTCTGCAATTGAGCCAAAGCAAGTTCGTGCTTTTTGTCAGACTTGTCTTGGAAGAAATCCAGCAGTTTAGGCAATCCGCCAGACAGGAAAGATACAACCGTGGTAAGCAGAGTAAACATTATTTGACCTTTTGCCTTTCTTCCATCAGTTTGACGCGAACCTGCAAATCGTGGATATCGCGGTAAATATCTTCTTTGAGTTTGTGCCTATGCTCTGCTGACAACGGGCTGTCGGTCGGAACACCTTGCGGGGTAATCAGGGCTGGCATCTGGCCCTCGATCTTGGTCAAGCGAGTATTAAACGACGAGACTTCCCCAAGCAGCCAAGCGAGAGATGCTACCACTATAGGTATGACTGCCTTGAGAATGTCCTGCCAGTTCATAAATCACCTATACAGTTCTGGAAATGTAGATCTCAACAGAAAATGTATTTCGTGCCAATTGATGTAGCAAATGATAAACAGATATACCGAACCAAGAAAAATCGAGCATACAAAAAGGACAACGAAAACGGTGAAGATTGAATCTTGTATATATCGTATGAGTCTTTTTTTTTCTCTATCTTGGCGCGTATGGCGCGTTCCCTATCCTTTATCTCTTGGGTATGCGAATTGATGATGTCGGCTCTGATCTGGCACATCTTCTTATACATATCCAGCTTGCCTTGCATAGCGAACATATCCCGCAATTCACGCTCGGCTATACGCAGTTCTTCAGCCCTCAACACACAGTCCATTGCTATTGCCGTGGCAGACTTTTCCTTATTACGCTTGGGGTCTTTGCGGATTGCTTCCGCTTCTTTGGCAGCAGCTTCAACTTCTCCTTGCGCCGTGAAAAACGACGACAATTCCTTACCCATAGAAGCAATATCATGCCCAATGGCAATTGCCTCTTTGATGTAACCTATCGCGGTTTTAGCGCCCGCTACGGCTAGACCTATGGATACGGGGTCAATCATTTATCCGCTTTGTTATCTAGTTTATTGAATATTTGCTGACAAATACCTTTTAACTCGTCAATATCTCGACGGTAATCATCTTTAGCAACGTAATGTGCAGGAAGATTTCTAACATCATCATCCAGCTTATCCAGACTGCTGGTAATCCTATGCAAGATATACCCACCCATAAATCCACACAGGCTCAAAACAATATTAAAAGCAGTCTGAAAGTCCATGATTAAACTTGATCCACTGGTTCTGTTTTTGTTTGCGATTCTGCTTCTTTTTGGATAGCAGAGATCAACGAAGAAACCTCAATATAGGGACGCGAACCCAGATAACTGAGAACCGCGTTTACCGTTTGGACAGACAGATTGATGTTTTCCATTACAGAAGTCCTAAGAAATTACCCTGAACAGGGATTGCCACACCTGTGATGTTGCTTACGTTCAGATAGTCAATCCCGCTACCATCTGTGAAAGTTAAACCTGTATTGCCACCACCGTTGGTGGAGTTAGCACCCATATACCAATTGCCTGCTTTTGTAAGGGTAGCCGGAGAGGTAGTTGTCGATGTTATGGTGTACAGATTTCCTGAAGTTCCACGCAGGTTAAATGCTACAAATGTGTTTGTGGTTCCGGCAGTAAACTGAAATGTTTTAGCGCCAACGTATGTGGAGGAAAGATTATTAAAAGTGTTGTTCTTGTTTATGGTAACAGTACTGGAACCAGTAAAAGTTACAGATGGGTAATCTACACCGGCAGAACTGGTTAAACTAGTTGTACCATTACTGGTAAATGTAATGTTAGCGCCGGGACTCCAAGTAAGAGTTAGCAAATTAGACAAATTACCGCTAAGTGTAATTTGGCTAGTAGACATATTTAAAAACCTAGTTGAAAGCCCCGTTGCCGTAACTGTATAACCAGATGTATTTAGAATACTGCCGGAACCCCCCAAAAAATTATTAGTTAAAGTCAAGGCACTACCCAAAGTGTAATTAGAATTAGTGCCAGTAACTATGTTGGGAAGAACAACACCATTTGTAGTAAGAGTAAATCCTGAAGTGCCGTTTATAAATAGATTGAACGGGTATACTGTTCCAGAAACAAAATAAACATCACCGTACGCTATAACCGCTCCTGCCGTAGCAGTAAATGTATATGTTGAAGCAGATACAGTAAACGAACGGCAACTGACGCTACTTGAACCTATCGTAACCGTAAAAGTTCCGGCCTGATCGAAGAACACGTTGTCAGATGAAGTAGGGACACTAGCGCCACCAGAACCGCCGGAAGTAGTAGACCACACGGACGTAGTTGTAGCGTCCCATGTAGCAGTTCCACCAATCCAATAGCGATCACTCATATCTGCTGGCTCACAGACACAACATCCCAGCGCGTGTTATTCGCGTTGTAGAGGCATCCCACATAAAGGGTTTTGTTGGCAGTAGTCGCACCGGGGATCGTCACACCAATCGCAGTAAATGTTATGTTCCAAAGCAATGTCTGCGAAGTGCCATTATCCAGAATCCTGAATATCAGCCTATCCCCATCTACAGGTGTTCCTGTAGGCGCATTAATAGTCAGACTGGCAGCAAGGGCTGTATATGCGTAAATATCGTAAGAACTTACATCAGGAGTCAATGAACTTGCAGATGCGCTACTAGATACACGCGGGTCTATCCGCTTATTCGTGAGCGTCACAGTACCGCTACCAGTTACAAATCCTGCCGATGTATCTGTGTTATTCCCAATGCCAGTAATAACACCTGTTCCAGTCGTAACGGTAGACGGTGCGGAACCCGCTCCACCGCCGACCATGATGGCATTAGCAGTCAGTGCGGCAGAACTTGCCCAAGTTGATGCGCTCGAAAAGTAAGGAACACCACCTGAAGTTCCTGCAACAGTCAGCGCAAGCGTTCCTGAAGTCGTAATCGGAGAACCGCTAACCGAAATCAATCCACCAGTAAAGGATTGGGCAACGCTGGAAACAGTTCCGGTAGCACCCGCTTTGCTGGCAAGAAGCTGGACAGAACCCGCGCTATCTTTGTAATACAGCTTCCCATCAGCCGTATTTATATTGATAGCAAGTTCACCATTAGCAAGGTTCCCCGCTGACGGAGTAGCAGAAGCCGTGGTGCTGTAATAGAGAGAAATGGGAGTGTAACCAGTTGCAGGCATTATTTACTCCTATTGCCCATAAAATGAGCAACATAATTATTGCAAGTTATTGATGAGTTTATCAATTCATTAAAATGTTCGGTAGTCATATTTATCAGAAAAATATGAAAAATCTGCCATTGTTTGTTACACCAGCACTAGGCGTGTAAACAATAAAGATCACGCCCTGAGTTCCAGCGCCACCAGCAAAAGTACCCCCAGTGGTACCATTACCCGCACCTGCACCGCCACCACCATACAAGCCAGTATTATTGTTTTGAGCTACGTTAGTGCCAGCACCAGCACCACCAGCGCCGCCGATAGTATTCTCTATGTCGTAACCCGACCCGCCAGCACCACCAAGCACACCGTTACCAGCCCTACCACCACCACCGCCACCAAACGTACCGGCAGCACCGCCCGAGCTACCACCACCTACGCCGTTAAAGTTATTGCCACCTACGCCGCCAGTAGCAGAGGAAGCGTTACCACCGTTAGCCCCGCCACCGTTACCACCACCACCCCCACCTGCTGGGTTTAGGGAAGAAGTTGTACTACCGAATCCAGTACCCCCGCTACCACCAGCACCATTAGGGCCAGCAGCACCGCCACCACCACCGCCACCGTTAGCCATAGTAGCGCCAGTGCTAACAGCACCCGCGCCACCAGCACCACCGTTAAAAGTAGAGCCGGTACCGCCAGCGCCACCAGTGGAAGTAGGTGTAGTTGTAGTAGTCCCCCCGCCGCCACCACCTGCGGTATAGGCACCAGAATTCCACGAAGTTGTCCCACCAGCGCCACCGCTACCAGCAGCCGCACCGGCAGTTCCTCCCGCACCAATGGCGTATGTTATAGCCCCAGATATGGTCAGGTTTGTGATCTTGGTAAACCCGCCACCACCACCCCCTGAACCAGCAGCGCGGTTATTACCAGACGTATTACTGCCAGCGCCACCGCCACCGCCACCTAATAGATATATCGTGTTGTTAGAATTATTCCAATCAGCGGGTGTAGTCCAGCTAGAGCCAGTCG